ACACATTCTAGGGGTGTCTAGGTATTAACGTCACCAGAGTATTAAAACCCCCCCCCCTGGGGTGTCTATATAGAGAGACTGCTTATGCTCCTATATAGTAATGTGTCTTGACGCCAGTATTCTATAGCACGAGAGAGAGTGATGATTGATGACTAACTCACGACACATTATATGAGTATATAGTATGAACACGCTCATATGATTGATTAGTATAAGACTTAATGTTATCTTAATGTATATCAATAGTCCATGTTTATCCATAGCTAAGTGGTATATCTCTTGAGATACCCGTGTCCTATGTCTTAGCACTCTACTCAGCCTTGAGTAGTTCCTCATCTAGTATTTATCAGTTACCTGTTTCTGTCTCTCGACAAGCTATGCCAGAGAGGTAGCAGTAGGTGAGACTGGTATGCTCTTTCCCTAAGAGCTCTATTGATCCTTCGTCCAAGGCTCTATACGTATATAGGCAGTAGAATCAATACCACATTAACTGTTTAATATCCTATTGTCGATCCTATGATCAGTCTCTATAAGCACTGACGTAAATCGCACTAGACTGTATGGTGTCCTATAACTTGTATCTCTGTCTATATAACTCTATCATCCAAGACCAAGACAGTAGACTAATGAACAATAGTCTACGTCGGATCAGGTTACCTTCAGTGTCTCGGATGAACATGTGACCTAATCTGATCATATTATGCTGCTGGAGGAGCTGGAGGAGTAGACGTGAACAGAGCGTGTAATATGTTATGTGCTTTGACTACTAGAGCTAATACTAAAGCTTTCAGATGATCACCCAGTAATACGCCTACGATTAATCCTACTAATGTTGCTAATGATAATAATTCCATAATACCTCTTGTGTCTTAGTTAAGTTATCTGTCTTATTTAGCCATGTATCTGTCGTATCTATATATGCCTTGTCTTATCAACCAATCTCTTGTCTCATCCGAGACTATGTGCCCACCATCACCAGGGCTGTACCATGGATTAGCGTACTGTCTGTCTGGCGGGAATATTATATCTTTATCAGGGCTAGCGTGTCTTAAGATTCTCTTAATGTCACGTCTTCGTTTACGTCTCTCAGCCAAGTTGTAGTTAGTCTGAGCTCCGTGAATGACTGAGCAATTATGAGAGTACCTGACCTTTTTATGACTCTTGCTCATCTCATGTCCATGCAGTACTCAATACCCCAGGATTCTGCTGCCCGTCAAGTCTAGTATCTTCCTGATCAACTGAGCTTGATACCAATGGTGCGCCATATTAGCTTAGACCAGCCGTTTATTAGACGGTATGCAATGGCGTAGGTGGTCTATCTGATTGATTTGGAAGCGAGAACGGGATTTGAACCCGTGACCTGAGGTTATGAGCCTCGAATGATACCATTTCACCATCTCGCAATAACAATTTGTCTCACGGTTCAATAGCATGCGTGAGACTCTATACAATAAAATACCCATTTAAGGGCTAATGCTGAGAAGGATCAACAGCTTTCAAACGAGTCTCAGCGATCTAGGTCTGGTAAGTCGTAGAGATGTTGTATCTCTCGATAGACTCCTTGTCAGACTCTTAGGATCAGTATCCCGCTTAAGCTACTGCTTGCCAGTGGCTGACTGACGCATGACGTCAGGTTTCACATTAAGTAGGATTTAAAATCTGTATAATCCTGTCATTATCTGACAGCTTCTTTCATTATCAATACAATCCAGGTATTTAGAAAAGAATTTCTTCCTGTTGTGACATTCGTCTGTATGATCTATGTATTATAGCACAGATTCTCTATTTGTCAAGTCTTTTTAATAAATATTTAAGATTTATTTAACGAGTCGTCTTTAGTAAGGGTTTCTTCTACCCATTCTTTGATAGCCCGAGGGTATGTAGAGTCAAACTCAAAGTTCTCTCTCAGGTTTATTCAATTCTTTAACTATATCTTGTACATATAAGTCATATCTTCTGACTAAGTTCTTATGAAAATCTCTATTTACAGAGCTTTCTAGAGTATTCTGAATCTCTTCATCAGTAGGATAGAGAGGTGGGCACACAGTCCACCTATACCAATCATAGAAACTCATGTGTAAGCGCATTAGTGTAATACCTTATTAAGATGAAGAGGCTCTTGCTCAGGCTTCTCACTTATCTTGATAGTCCTAGCTTGAGTATGAGGATTAATTTCGTCTAATACCTCATAACCCAATGCTTTATAACTTTTGAGTATATTCTTCAATAATAGAGACTGTCTGTATCCGTAGAATAAATAACCACTCGTGAACCCTGAGACTGCACCTATTAGGCCTAGACTCGCTATTAATAAAGTCATATCAATCTCCTATCAACTACCTATCTTAATAATTAGTGCTAGCGGGACTTGTCTGATTTCCAATCCTCACTCACCCGCACCTGTCTGGTTAGCATGATGTGCTACTTTTAATCTTACGACTAATGAGCAACTTTCACACCTCGCATCGCTGCATTACGTATGGCTGATATGGGATAGGTTGCTCATGCAAGTCCTATCTTGCCACGTATTATCAATCAGACGCTCTTCGATCAGAATAGGTAGAAGCTTTATATGTGCTGCCTAGCTGTCTTTTCGAGCTCTAGCATCCTTACTATAGCACATACATATCAATTGTCAAGTCATATTCTAATCTTTTTAGTCGGAGACAATCTGTCACCGACTCATAAATTTAGACATAGATACTCTTGAGAGCATTGTGGATATACCACACTCTCTAGCACTCCTGTGCTGATCTTATCGTGTAGGTTTTAATCCTAGGGATTCCTGAACCCTTCTCTGACGATAGGAGTACCGTCACATTCGTCATCTACTATGAAAGCCAGTGCACGCCACATAAACACGTTTATCTATCCCAAGCCATCCTCTCTTAATGGTCTAATAACTATAGCACATAATCCTGATTTGTCAAGTGTATATTAAATATTATTAATAATATATATTTTTAAAAATACTTGACAAAGACTTGACATATTCCAGAGATGTGCTATTCTTGATACATACAGGAGGATTTATGAACATTAAAGAGATTGATAAATGGCTCGAACAAACCAAGACTCAGAAAGATGATGAGTACGATCAAGAGATTAAGAAGTCTTTTATAATTAAGGAATTATTAAACGAACAGCAAGTAGACTTTGAATAGGAGACTTATGAAACTGACTCGATTAGAATTCAAGAAATTAAGACAGCTTTTACTAATAGGGAATGGTATCAGTCTGTCCGATTTAAAAGGTATCTTTAAGAAATCAGACAGGATTGAGGAATGGCTTTCTTCCGTCAATAAACCTAGTAAGACTTCTAAGAATGAGGGAGCATATGCAAATCAATCTTAAATTTGATGAGTCTATTACTAATCTTATGGGAGAGAGAGTAATGAAGTATGTCAAGCTCGTGTCTGTAGACGTCAACTATGACGCTAGACACGCTGAATTAGCGATGATGACCGACAGAGGAGATGACTAATGAACGCTCTTTTACCAGTGATGATCAGTATGTTATTGCTCCAGGGATGTGCTGTAGTTCAGATAAGTTCTTATGCATCAACAGCTTATAATGCTAAGGTAGTAGTAGATAAATATATCGTAAAGACTATTGACAAATAGCTAGAATGTGTTAAGATTAGCAGACACAGGAGGATTTATGCATAAACAAACATTATATTTAGTATTAATATTCTTATCTATAATAGGGATGTCTGCCTTTGCAGGATCTGCTATTCTTGAGCTCGTAACACAGGGCTCTACTTCATATGGTCTAGCAGGTGTAGTGAGTGTTTTGGTATATATTTTATTACTTCGTTTATATTGGAAATCATAGGGGATTTATGGCAGACATCAGCATACAGATCTTGACAGACAGGCAAATAAAGGATGTCAAGTCACTATTAAATCTTATTATGGAAGGTGATGCGGAACCTGAGTTACTGGCTGCACAGGCATTAGACGTATTAGACGGTAATGGGTACACTTGACATTTTCTGATAATGTGCTATACCTAGGATGTAATGGAGGATTTATGAAGTACTGGGTGCAGAATGAGGTCACAGGGCATTGGGTACAATTCACGGATCACAGTGGAGTCCACGCAAGAGAATTAGTCAGAAAGGGGTATTATGTAGATCACAGACGCCCTGTTCAGACATTAACATCAGAAGAGATACATCAGATAATGACTAATCAATCATGGGAAGGTATACGATGAGTACAAACGATCCTGATAAGTATGCCTATGCTATCACATTAATACTGATAGTCGCTACAGCTCTTCTAATAATGCAGTTGACTGGGTGTGCTACATCAGAGGCTGATTCCTATCCAGTCTTGCCTATTATGGAACAAGGCAGTCCTTATGTAGGTTTTGTTCCTCCAATTAACGTAGTAAAGTGAGGTCTTATGAGTCTAGTACCGATAGTAGTTGAGCAATCAGCTAAGGGTGAGAGATCATATGATATATTCTCTCGTCTGTTAAAAGATCGAATCATATTCATTAATGGCGGTATTGATGAAGTCACGTCTCATCTGGTCACAGCTCAGTTATTATTCCTTGAGTCTGAGAATCCTGACAAGGATATATCATTGTACATTAACTCGCCAGGTGGACACATCACTGCTGGTATGGCTATCTATGATACTATGCAGTTCATCAGACCTGATGTAGTCACCATAGCATCTGGGCATGCGTGCAGTATGGGGTCATTCCTATTAGCAGCAGGTGCCAAGGGTAAGAGGTTCGCACTTCCTAATACTGAGATCATGATACATCAACCATCTGGTGGGTCACATGGACAGGCTTCTGACATAGCTATTCAAGCTGCTCATATGGCTAAGTTGAAAGACAGGTTGAACAGACATCTATCGGAATTGACAGGGCAGCCTTTATACGTCATAGAAAGGGATACAGACAGAGATAACTTCATGACAGCAGAAGAAGCTAAGGATTATGGGTTAATTGATGAGATATTGACTAAGAGGTGATTATGTTACTTAATCCAGCTTTATTTGTAATGTTAGAGCGTCCTCTTACTAGGAGACAAGCTATGAGTAAATATAAAGTGATTCCTAAACGACTAAAGTCACGTAGACTCAATAAGAATGCACCTAAAGCTAAAGTACACATACCTAAGAAAGGCAAGGGATCTTTTGTACGCAGACTGAAAAAGGCTCTTAAAGAGTATTTATCTAATGTTAAATATACGGTGATATTATGAATATACATTTAAGAGCGCTTGTAGTAATGTGTATCTGTACTATACTTGCAGGTATAGGCTGGGCAGCTTATGTTTTCCTTAATCCTGCCTCATTGATAGTATTATGTTATAGTGGGATGGCTACGCTTTTCATATTGTGGCTTACTGCTATAATCTATTTTATAGCTCTTATTTGGGAGTCACAGGATGAGTAATCAAGCATCTAGGTATTATAGTCAGTCTCATTATAGACACCATATTCTTGAGGAAACTATCAAGAAAGATGGTCTTGAATTCATTAGAGAATTACGTAGAAACGTTCCTATTAATACCAATGAATCAAATAAGATAGAGGTGATAAATGGGTAATTCCTTTGCAGGTCGTGTACAAGAATTAAAAGGTATAGTCACTAGAACTAAGGACATTGCGAAAATAGAACAGCAGAGAGACTTGACAAGACAGAACATTGATGATATGCTGAGACAGCAAGAACAAGGCGGATATAGAATGAGATTGGGATATTGGACTACTAATGAGTTTTGGGGATAGTATGAATGAATTAGATTTGAAAGAAGTGTTATGGATGCTCAGAGAGCGTATAAAAGAGCTAGAATCTTATATCAATGTCCCACAATCTGGATTCATGGCTAGATCGGATAGGTATATAGATGATATACTAGCTGCTATTAAAGAAGGGGAGTGATATGAAATACCGACTCATACGAAATGGTCTAGGGGATTATATACTTGAGACTAAGCGTGTAGGTTTATTAGGACTTTTTGATGCTTGGGAAGACTCTTCTTATATTATAGATCCTAATACAAAAAAGGAAGCTTTAGCTGTTTTACATAAAATGAGAAAGGAAGATGCTCGTATCGAGGAGTATCTTAAAAATGTGTTGTCTAAGACTGTCATTGAGGAGTAATTATGAAGTTTAAAGCTTCTATAGAGGATAGTCACGAAGGTTTTTGTCTTAAACTAACAGAACTAGATGACAATAATATGTTCGTAGAGTCTAAAGATGTTTATACTAGCATGAGCAGATGTCTAGTCGAGTCTAAATTGAATCAGTTAAGAGACCGAATAGAGAATAAGTTCTTCAGGTTAATAGAAGCAAGGGATTCTAAGACTACTACGTATGTAGAGTACGAACCTAGATTTGAAATAACTGACAAATTTACTTTTGTTTAGGAGACGCGTATGAGATGTGCTGCTTGCGATGTTGTATTAACTTCCTCCGATCTTGACTTTGATAAGCATCAAGAACTCTGCATGGAGTGTATAGGAGAGATAGTCTCAAATCTTGAAGATACTAATGCGTTACGTGATGAGGAGGAGTAATGATTATCCTGACTATTTTAACTTTGTGTTTAGCCACTTTATTATTAATAGCTCTTGTTATCACTATGTGTTATGAGGATGATTTATGAAATATGACTTAGAGAAAGTAAGACATGATCTTATAAGTAATAGACATTCTTTATCCGATTTAGATAAGAATAAGTTTTTTGTTTTACAAATAGCTATGGACTCTATTGCAAAAGAGCTGTTCGAGTCCACTCGCTCAGATACAGATGCTAAAGAGAGGTTATTTTTATGAGCTTTTACCACCGTCTATTAATATTACTATTATGCACTCTGATGTTTGTCAGCTTTGGTTGGTTAAATACTATCAGCACTTCTTCAGATGACAACATCTTCTTAAGAGGCCTACAACCTAGCACTACACATCAAGAACGTCACTTTTTCGATTCTTATTTTGAAGGTCTATGATGAGTAGAACTAAATGTCCTGAGTGTCTAGCTAATCGTAGCCTAGCTGTCTATCCAGACGGTACGTATTGTTTTGCTTGTCAGAAGAGAGAATCTGATAGGAGTCTAGTCTCACTAGATAATACTAATACTATTCAAACTAAATTAGAAGATGTCTCCTTAATAGACAGACTACCAGATAAAGCTATAAGATGGTTAGCACAGTATCATATCACAATCAATCCTGAAAATGACTCTGGTTTGTTCATGTGGTCAGATAGTCATAACCGTCTAGCAGTCACTCATTATCGTTACTATGAAGGATTACCTGTCTTGATGCATGTCTGGCTGCGCGATATAGACGGCAGGACTCCTAAATGGTTATTCGTAGGGGATAAGACAATTCCTCATTATAGAAGCACTGGAAATATCAATAACGTACCAATCCGAAACAAATTGGTAGTGACAGAAGATTGTCTGAGCGCTTGGAGATGCTATCCATACGCAGACGTCCTATCCTTAGGTGGTACTAACGTCAATAAAAAAGAGTTTCTTCCTATCCTATTAAAATATAAAAAGTTAATAGTGTGGACAGATGGAGATGATGCAGGACGAAAAGCAAGTCACGAATTTGCTATGAAGTATAGAATATTCAGAGACGTCAGAGAAATACGAACTAGAAAAGATCCTAAGGAGTTTTTTGATAGGGAGATAAAAGAGATTTTAGACAGGGGATTATAATGATAGAGTTAACCTTACTCAATGCTTTTAGGTGCCGAAAAAACTTCGAGTCTTTTCGACATCTGGTCAATCCTAAGACATTATCTAAACAAAGTACAGTTCTCTTAAAGGACTTTAATTGTTATTTTAAATTATTCCCGTCCATAGATTTGATAGACTTAGGTGTATTCAAGAGCTTCTTCTTTAATGAGCGTAACCCTTACCTAGATGATAAGAGTGTCTTAGAGTATACTGAGATATTTAGCAGAGTTGAAGAACAAGAAAAAGATAAAACACCTATAGATCAGCTTCTCATATCTTTTGCCCGACAAGAACTCTATAGGGATATAGGACGTCAATTAGATTCTGGAGTAGCTATTGAGGAATTAAAGGATCAAATTGAAGGTTTTATTACCCAGACGTCTAAAAATTTGCAGGATGCTGATCCGAAGATGGATTTGCGAGAGGCCTTGGTGTTTACTGACAGATCAAACGGCTTACAGTGGCGATGCAAAGCGCTCAGGGATCATTTCGATGGAGGTCTAATTCAAGGAGATTTCGGTATCTTAGCAGGTTATGTAGACAGCGGTAAGAGTAGTTTCATAGCGAGTGAGATTAGTCATATGGCAGAGCAATTGTCTGGGGATGATTATATACTATGGATGAGTAATGAAGGGGATTGGAAATCTCAACTACCTAGATTGTACTGTAGTACTTTGAACTGCACAAATCAGGACTTGCGGGAATATGAAAAAGATGCTATAATACGATACACACAGAAAATGAAGGGCTGTGATAATCGGATAATCATCAAGGATATTCAAGGATGGTCTACACGAGATATTGAGAAGCGCCTTAAGAAAAGACCTCCTAAATTATTAATAATAGACTTGTTAGATCATGTAAAAGGTTTTGACGGGTTCAATTCTAAGGAATCAGGTAGTTTTGAAGTGTATAATAAGTTATATCAATGGGCACGAGAGATGGCTACACGTTACTGTCCCGTATTAGGAGTCAGCCAGTTAAACGGGGACGGTGAGAATAATATGTATCCTGACATGTCTAAACTAAGAGGTAGTCGAGTAGACAAACAAGCTGCTGCTACGTTCCAATTGGTCATAGGTAGTATTACTACTGATAATTCTTTCCGATATCTGAGTATGCCTAAGAATAAGATAAATAGTAATAAGAATTGGAAAGTTCAAGTAAGGTTTGATCCTATACGTTGTAGATTTGATTAGGAGTCGTATGCAGTTATTAATATTAGTCCTATTATGGATACTAGTAGTAGCTATGGCCTGTACACTAGCAGAAGCCGACCGAAGAGGTTAATTATGAATAAAACAGATATTAAGAGCTACTTGAAATTATACTCCCATAAGATACTGGATGATCTTGGATTAGGTGACCAGAATATTGTCTATGAGTATTTAAAGGATAGTGAGGATAGAGCAGAGACTATAACTTCTTTTCCTTACAAAGACATCATAATAAAAATAACTCCTAAAAATATAGACACTAATGAAGAATTACTGCAAGTCCTATTGCATGAGTATGCTCATGTTATACTAGCCCCGTTTACTCATTACAATGAAAAAGTCAATCTAAAACTAAGTAAGAGACAGGCTACTGCTCTCGATGAACATATGGGATTAATGGAAGAGATAGTAGCTACTCATCTGGAAAGAGTGTTTGTCAAACTAGGAGTTTAGTATGTATTTAGTTTTCGATTTGGAAACGGGATCAACAGAATTCAAAGGACGCAAGGGCAGTCCTTGGGCTAATGAGATACTGGCAGTCGGGTTAAAATACTCAGACGAACGTGTATATACGCCCGATAGTGAGAAGATACCTGGTGAAGATTACACATTATTCGCACACGCACAAGACTATATGCCTACAGGGTGGTTACATGGTGTGACCGTCTTAATAGGACATAACATTAAGTTTGATTTACTTCATACATGGAGAAATAATGAGTTACAAGAGGCGTTTAAAAACGGATTACGCATATGGGACACCCAATTGGCAGAGTATATCCTCTCTGGTCAGAGACACAAGTATTCCTCTTTACGCGACATCGCAACAAGAATCTACGGCTGTACTGAAAGAACTAAAAAAATTGAGGGAGGACTCAAAGCAGGACTCATGACTCAGTATATGGACATAGAAGATTTGTTATTTGACGTAAAGAACGATGTCTTAGACACCGAAAAGATAGCCTTACAGCAAGTAAAGTCAGCCAAATTAACAGGGATGTATGGTCTTATAGCTCATGAAATGGACGCGTTACTTTCTACTACTGAAATGGAGGCTAATGGATTGTACGTCAATAAGGAGATATTGACTAAGAATAAGTTAGATTTACAGATAGAATATGAGCATAAAGCTAAACAATTTCAGAAATTATGTAGCCAATATTGGAGATAATATGAATAAATTAACAGATGATCAAATACGTCAGATTTTAAAAGCTTTATTGGGGCATGCTACTGAAGATTTTGGGGATAATTTAGAAAAAGAGTTTGGAATAAGGGCAGTACAAGAGTCTAATGAAACGATTAGAAAATACAGAGATATTTTGTTCTCAGAATAGGAGTATTGGCAATGATAGAATTTAATCCTCATAGTATTCCTCAGATACGTGTTTTATTCTTTGGCGGGCATCTAAAAGATCGAGCGAAAATTAAAATAGGCGAATATAAGACAGGCACGAATAAAGGACAGCCTAAATATCAATGGAAAGAGATATGCTGTCATATAAAAGGATTGGGACTCAAGCCTACTAAAGATATGTTGACAGACAAGGGTAATATAAGTCTTAACGATAAGCATCTGAGTCGAATAGCTAAGAAAATTAAACATCCAGCAGGACAAGTGGCTAAGTTGCTATTAGAATTGCGGGGTTTACAGAAAGAGATTTCCACTTACTATATAGGATTTGAAGAGCTCATGATGGATCACGACAGTTGTATTCACGGGAATCTGAATCATGTCAGTACGGATACAGGTAGGCTTTCAAGTAATAAGCCAAACCTACAAAATCTAATTAGATCTTCTTAAGAGGTTTATACGGTATTTAAATTTGAACATAGCGGGGAAAATTTAGCAATAAGAGATACTTTTGATGGTATAGAATACGGTCCCGCGTTAAAATTAAATCAAGCTGCTAAAATTACAGAAAAGGATTTATTAGGATTATCTGGTTTAGTCTATTCTTGGAGGAATAAATGTCGTCATTAGTCAAAAACCACTTCACATCCCGATTTGGTACAGACGGTCTAATAATAGAGGCTGACTGGACGGCTCTTGAGATTATTGCGTGGGTCACTCATACTAGAGATCCTGTCTTAGAGGATTTACTTAACTCAGGTATAGACATTCACAAGCATCTAGGTGGACGAGTCTTGAATAAACCTGCGACTGAGGTTTCAACCGAAGAAAGACAGATGCTGAAATCGGGCAACTTCAATCTTATATACGGCGGTACAGACTGGAACCTTGTTCAGCAGTATGGGATACCTGAAGATATAGCTAAAAAGGCTTATGATGTATTCTGGGACACGTTTAAAGCCTCAAGGGAGTGGTCTGACGCTCTTATGCTAGAACTTGATGCTAATGCGTACCAGGTCGAAGATAATCGCCTAGAGAGCTTCTATACAGGCTTGACAGGCAGAAAGTGGTTCTTCAGGAATTACCCCGAAAAGATTAGCAGCTTCTGCGCTGAGAATAGGATATATACTCCAGGAGGGTTTAAATACTCAGAAGGAATGAATTACAAGATTCAAGGATTTGCTACAGCGGATTTACATCCTATGGCAATGGGTATATTGTGGAGGAAACTTCTTCCTCACAGAGATAAGATTCTTATGGTCAATACCATACATGATAGTATTTTGTTTGATTGTAGACGCAAATTTGTAGAAAACGCTTGCATTTTTATTCAAAAAGAGTTATACTCTGTCGTACAATTCTTGAAAGAGAAGTTTGATATTGAAATCAGAGTGCCACTTGGAGTTGAGTTCAAAAAGGGAGTTTCATGGGGAGAGCTGGAAAAATTAGTTATTTGACGACCTAATTCTTCGGAGGTGATCCAAATCTTGACTATCAGGAATAGGCTGGTACTAATAATCTATTAATTAACTTGAGGGTATGTAAATGACTAAAACATCTAGTGAAAAGAAAGACACATCATTATTATTATCAGGTAAGGCTTTCTGGGCTAGTGTCCGAAAACCTAATGAGTTATCAGGTAAGTATCAATTAGACCTGTCAATTGACACGTCTACTAAGGAGACATTAGAAGGGCTCGGTATTACCGTCAAGAATGCTACTAAGGGTATTGGAGTCGATAAGAAGAATGAGAATGATTTACGAGGAGATTTCGTCACACTGAAGAAAATGCATCAAGGCAAAGATGGGACTATTTATGCACCTCCTCAGATTGTTGATGGAAAGAAGAATCCTGTACCATCTGATGTCATGATAGGTAACGGAAGTCTTATTAATATCGCTGCACATACGTTTGAGACTAAAAAGGCTGGGACTCAGTTAGGTTTCTCTGCTATACAGATTAAAACATTAGTAGAGTTTAGTCGTCCTAAGGCAGTAGATTCCTTTAAGGAGATTGAAGGATTTACAGTAGAATCAGATGAGAGTCCACAATCTATAAATAAATCTAGCAGTCCGTTCGAATAGACTTGACAAATCTCCCAGACCTGCTATAGTAAGGTAAGTTTAAAGGTAGCGAATTCGACAGGTTAAATAGGGGGAGTCATGGCAAGTTGTGATCTTTGTGGTAGACATGAATCAAAGTCAGTACGACTCGTTGAAGGTGAGGATAAGCATAAGCTTTATATGATCTGCCTTGACTGTAGTGCTGACTTAATGTTGCAAAGACATCCAGAAGCTTTAGTAAAGCCTAAGACCTTCTCAGAGACGGTGGGTTATACTACTAAAGATATTTATACTAAACTAGGACTGAACGTACGCGGTCAGGACACGGCCAGAAAGACGTTAGCTATAGCTCTAGTCAATCATATGAAGCGGTTGACTAGCTCTAAGAAGTTAGACAAGAGTAATGTCTTGTTAATCGGGAGTACAGGGACGGGTAAAACTCTCCTGGTAAAAGAATTAGCAGAGATTACTTCTCTGCCTCTAGGCATGGCGGACGCTACTACGCTGACCCAAACGGGTTGGTCAGGTGAAGATCCTGAGACGGTGTTGTTAGATTTATATGCTGCATCAGGAAAAGACGTAAGGAAAATGGAACGTGGTATAGTATTTATTGATGAGATTGATAAATTGGCTCTGGGATCAGATAGTCATACTAGTTCATCTAGTGGTGTCCAGAGAGGTTTATTGAAGATACTAGAAGGAAGCACTGTGTCTCTATCTCTAGGAAGAAATCCTTATGCAGAGAGTAATCGAATCACTGTCAATACTCGTAACATATTGTTTATTTGCGCAGGTTCTTTTAATGGCTTGTCGGATATAGTAAACAAGAGGTTAAATAATACTTCGATAGGGTTCGGAGGAAAGGTAGACAAGTTAGAAGGTAACGACCGACTAAAGGACGTTACTACTGAAGATTTAGAATCCTTCGGTCTAATATCAGAGTTCATAGGAAGAATTCCTTCTAAGACTGTCTTGGATGATCTGACAGAAGTGGACTTGAGAGAGATATTGACACATGGCGAAGATAGTATAGTCAAACAGATGGAGCACTTATTTTTCATGGACGGGACTAGATTGCATTTTAGTAGCACTGGTCTGGAAGAAATTGCTAGACAGGCTTTTAAATTGAAAACAGGTGCACGAGGATTGAAGAGCATTGTTGATAAAGTACTGTTTGATTTTCAATTTGAGTGCAAGGAAAGCAGTGTAGTCATTACTAGTCAGATAGTCAGAGATAAAATGGGCGAGACAGAGGAGCTTCATGTTAAATACCAGAGAAATATACAGCTTTAAGACTGCTATCATAGACTTAGATCCTATTGTTTATAGATGTGGTTTTAGTACCGAGAGTCTTAACAGGGACATGGATATTTTAGAAGTAGAGCCTATGAGTCATGCTATATACAATATGAACCATATGATAGATTATTGTCTACAGGTGTCGGATACGAAAGCGTATAGAGGGTTTTTAACAGGTAAGGGTAATTTTAGACATGCTATATTCAAGGAATATAAAGCAAATAGGAAAGATGCTAGACGTCCGTATTGGTATGATGAGTTAAGATCTTACTTGATGCTGGATGACAGAGTAACGACAGTAGACGGACAAGAGGCAGATGATGCGTGTAGTATAGCTCATTGTCGAGAGAATAATTATGAGTTTCATCCAGACATACGTAATTCTATAGTCTGGAGCGTAGACAAGGATTTTAATAACATACCAGGATGGCACGGGAATTATGTGACTAAGGAGATTTATTACGTAGACGAAATTGAAGCTCTCCGAAACTTTTATTTACAAATACTAACAGGAGATATAGCAGATGGCATTCCGAGAATTAAAAAAGGTTGGCGGCAAAAAGAAACTGAAAAAGAACTCAAAGAAGCTGCTACCGAAAACGAGTTCCGTAGAATTGTTCACTCAGTTATTAAATCTACTCTTGAGCCCGAGGAAGATTCGAGCACGAGTATCGAAGAAAAAGTTCGAGAAATCTTAACAGACAGAGGCCAACTTGTATGGCTAAGACGTAAAGAGGGGGAGTTATGGACGTGAGTATACGAGTAGGGCTTGACGATGAGATCATGTTGTTATTAAATCAACAGGAGTTAGAGTTGACTCTTAAAGAGTTTACTACATTATCGGACTCTGTAGAGACTGCTAACAACATTCTCTATTGGGAGACTAATTCACTATACGATTCGGAGACGCCTAATGAGATCCAATAATCAATTATCAGAAGAGCAGCGCGTGGACATGCAGATAACGGGTGTCAGATTAAATATAGATAATTTTTCTGACGGTCAGTTAAAGATATTAAAAGATATCTTAAGAAAAGAAGAGATTGACAGGGAAAATGACAGATTGAACTTTGAATCAGTAGGTGACTTGCATGAAGAAATTGATCCTGAATAGTGCTAGATGTAGGAACTGTCAAGACGTGTTGCTATCCTGGTCTAATTGGGACTTTAAGTCTTGTTCTTGTAAGAGAGCTTGGCACAGTGTCTTGAATGATTTGCCTGATAGTTTTAGATATAGACAGGTAAGAGATGATCCGTTTGGTATGTATAAAAAGCAATATATAGAGTTACTGTCTTATCAACGAGGTATTTTTATTGATGGTGGCTTAGAAAACCCTAGGTATGGTGGTAATATGGATGATTTTGAGGACTTGACTGAGTATGCGAAAACTACAGACTCCAGAAGAAAATCTACTAAAAAAACTAGACTTAAAAAATAAGACTCTGTATAAGACTTATGGCATCTCTCTTTCTACGTTTAATAGAATGTTAGAGGATCAAAAAGGTGTTTGTTATATATGTCAGACTCTGCCTAAGTCTAAGATATTATGTGTAGATCATATTCATATATTAGGGTATAAGAAGATGCCTCCTGAGCAGCGTTGTAAGTACGTCAGAGGTCTGTTATGTTATATGTGCAACACGGGTCTTAAAGGATTCGAGAAAACTGCTGATGGAGGACGTAATAGGCGCTCTTTAGACGGTACTTATAGATATTTTCAACAATTTAAATTGAAAGGTGAGCTGTGAACCGACAACTTAAAATAGCTGTGAAGAAATATTCAACTTTTCTTGATTCTCCCATAGATGAGAATGTGACTATGAAAAGAGGCAGTAAACTCCAAGGAAAAATGGCGGAATTAGAGCATGTGATATTAAGCCTTGTCATCCGAGAGTATGAGGCCAGCGAATGATACTTGAAGAATTGGACGTACAAAAAGAACTAGATTATTACGGAGACGTAGAGTTCCGAAAGTTTCTTAAAATTAGCCGTCTTGTTCGCGAGACTGTGACAATAACAGAGAAGATAGACGGTACTAATGGTCAGATATGTGTCTGGAGAGACAAGAGAGGCTGTCTGCACATCAGAGCAGGCGGACGTAATAGATGGTTGACTGAGAAAGATCATAACTTTCATTTCTATGACTTTGTCATGGCTAATGCAGTAGAATTAATAGAAGGATTAGGGGAAGGTCGTCATTATGGAGAATGGTACGGTCAAGGTATAAATCGTAATTACGGATTAAAGGAAAAAAGATTCGCTCTATTTAATACTCAAAAATGGGCTGGGTCTCATCTACCTGAATGTTGTGGGATAGTACCTGTATTAGGTACGTATTCCCTAGATTTTGTTAATGCGGTTATTGACAATTGCCGTAATAGATTGATAGAATACGGAAGTCATCTAGTCGAAGGTTTTATGGAGCCAGAAGGTCTTATGCTCTATTTACACGATCTAGGTAGATATTATAAAGTGTTATTTGAGAATAACGAAGGTCATAAGGGGAAGAGACATGAATAAAAGTAATTTTGGGTTCGTAGTAGGGTTGCTTATAGGAATAGCTTTCTTAATCGGTTTTTCTAATATAGCACGTGCTGATACCAGAGTCAGCCAAGGTACAGGCTTCGCCGTCACATCAGACGGTATAATAGCGACTGCTTATCATGTAGCTCATCCTAAGTCTCCTATAGGTGTTCTTGTTATCATTGTAGACGACAAAGGGTATCCCGCTACAATTATAGCGGATGATAGACATCACGATTTGTCTTTGTTGAAGGTCAATGTACCACATCCTCTGCATGTTGCTAGACTAGCTCTGCCTGAGAGTAATCAGAGAATTAATAAAGAAGGGTATGCAGGTTATTTAGAAGGACGTTTTCTCGCATTACCAGGAATAACACAGAAATCTGATTTTTTTGATAGTATGACTTATGATATTACGATGACTGGTCAGGTCTGTGCAGGCATGAGTGGTGGGGACATTACCAGAGACGATGGCGCGATCGTAGGCATGATTCTGGCTAGAGGCGAGGCAGATGATCTGACTCAACAGGCACACGAGTGTGGTAGTCCTTCCTTCGGTAACTCAAGTCAACATGTCTTAGACTTATTAGCCAGCATAGGCAAGAGATCTGTGCCTAACTACAAATTTAGTGAAATGGTCATAATTCTACAGGAGATTCAGTAGTATGATGAAACATAAGGGCGTAGAGTATCCTGTTAGTCCATTCAAGTTCTGCTTAGCTGATGAGATAGTCAGGAGATTGTTGACAATAAAGGAAGTATTAGGCTTAAAGGATAATATAGAAGCCTTTACTCTAAGTATTAACATAGCTTATAATACTCTCATAGCTGCTGAAAAAGTACTAGAGAAGAAACAAAGTCAGTCTGAGCAACCAGTAGATTATATAAAAAGGGGTGAATAATGGACGTATCTAGTATAGACATGTATCCTAGCTTATATCTATCAGTAAATTTAGATCAACTCAGCCCTATTATAGAATTAGATAAACAGGTCACACAGTTTCATTGGGTTTTTACAGGACAGTGGATTACCGTAGATGCGCCTATATTTAACGTGCTATTTGGGTTTTCTTCATGATTTTACCTAGACTCAGACGAAGTGTATTACTATTAGTTGCGACTATCTGTATAGAATGTGGTCTAGTAGGCTATATCGGCGTATGGCGTGAAAGTTTCTGGCAGGCTGTCAATACTCATAACTACAAGATGTTCAGTCTATATCTAGTCTACTTCAGTCTAGCCGCATTAGCTGCTTGTCTAGTCAGTGGGTACGGTCAGTATCTAGGTAACTATGTCAGCCTTATACTCAGGACTAGGATGACTAGGAAAGCTCTTAAGCAAGTCCATAAGGTAGAGAATTATCAACAACGAATACAAGAGGATTGCTTCCTTTATAATCAGCTTAAGATAAGCTTGTTATCAGGCGGTATAAGAAACATAGTAGTCTTGATTACGTACTCTAGCATTTTAGTGTATCAATTACACTGGACTTACTTGACTATTCCTATTCTATATGCTATAATCGGTACAGGATTAGCAGCTCATATTGCAAGACCTTTGATCAACCTTAATTATGTCAATCAGAATTTAGAAGCTGGGTTCAGACAAGTCTTGAGTAAGTTGAATTACTCAAAAGTTTATAGAAATAATTATAATATGTTCAAGACTACTAAGTATCTGTCTTACTTTCAATCGTTTTATAGTCAGATTACTGTCATAGTACCTTATCTGATATTAGCGCCTCTATACTTTGGGTTAAAGATTAGTTTTGGTGTATTGATGCAATGTAGTGCGAGTATCAACACTATCATAGATTGTCTGAGTTATGGTATTCAGTCATTTAACGATTTTAATAAGTGGTTGAGTTGCCGTAAAAGACTTCGTGAAATGAGGGTAATATAATGCCATATATTAAACAAGAGTTGCGTTCTGATTTAAAGACTATTACTAGTGTTCCTATAAATGCAGGAGAGTTAAATTACTTTATTACCCATTCACTAATTCAATATAGTATTACCAAAGGATTATCTTATCAAACCATTAATGATATAATAGGTGCTTTAGAAGGAGCTAAACTAGAGTTCTATGCTCGTATAGCCCGTCCTTACGAGGACTTAAAAATTAAAGAGAATGGAGATGCTTACTAATGAGAATTCCTTCTAACTTAAGAGTGCAATTCTTCAAAGAAGCTATGAAGAATGGTATGAGAGTCTTGCCTTATGATATTGAGACTAGTCATATGGAATTGACTTCTTTCTATATAGGGTCTAAATGTAGTGTTTACCATAATCAAATACGCAGTCCTAGTAAAGTCATAAGTATTCAGTATATGTGGGGACAGGACAAGAAAGCTAAGTATCTGGAATGGGATAAGGTGAATGACGGGACTGGTAGTAAAGCTTTTGATGATTCTGGTATGATCACAGAGTTCTTGACTACCATTCTGCCTAAAGCAGATTTGACAGTCACTCAGAATGGGGATAAGTTCGATTTTATCACATTGAATGAGCGTGCTAAGGTTTTACAATTAGGTATACTAGATCAAAAACCTAGTATAGATATCTTGAAACTCAGTAGAAAATCCTTCAGGGCGGCTAGCCATAAGTTGGATTACCGAAGTTCTCAGCAAGGACTTGGCGGTAAGATCCAGATGGTAGACCAAGACTGGATAGACATTGAGTATAATAACGTACCTGTAAGTAAGAAGATGGCTAAATACGGATGTAAAGACGTTGAAGATACGTGGAAATTATTCTGGAAGGAATTGCCTTATTATAAAGATTTGCCTACGTCTGTAGAAAAAGTAATATTGAGCTTTCTTAATATAAAGAAAGAACACTCTAGCGAAGTTTCTTATTATAAGCCAGTCTTAAAAGGTAAGCCTTATTGTAAGTCCTGTAGAAAAAAACGGCGTTCAGCTACTGATCTAAAGAAACTTAAAGAAGGTAGATTTAAATGTAATACATGCACTAAGATATTCAAGGGTTAATATGTTATTTGATTATGAATGTACTAATTACGGATGCAGTCAGAACGGATTACTACAAGAGTGTCTAGTAAGCAGTGAGACTGAGTCTGTACGTTGTACATTCTGTCATTGTCCGATGCACAGACAGGAGACCTACTCTACTCACTTCCAATTAAAGGGTCATGATTGGCCTGGTAAAAATATCAAAGGAGCTAAAGATGAGTAACTTATTAATCGCAATAGTGGCTCTTATTTACGCAGCTACTGCACTATCTAATTATATGGAAGGTCACGCAGGCATGAGTATAGTATTCTTGGCTTACGGGCTAGGCAATATAGGGTTAATTTTAGCTAATAAAGGGATATAATATGGAAAACTTATTTAATGAGCAAAGTCCTGAGAATTGTAGATTAAATGGACTAGAAGAAAGAATAGAGATACTAGAGACTGAAATAGCCAATAAAGGAGTCTGAGATGCGAAAGAAAAAATCATTCTGCCGTACTATTCTAACACTAGAACAGATACGTACAGCAGCAGCTTGTAGCAGCGCTATATTACAGTTCGTCATAGCATTACACTTACTGGGGGTATTATGAAGATATCTGAGTTGATTGAGTATTTACAGATTGAGTTAGCCCATGCTGATCGTCAGGTAGACATAGCTATAGACCATTCAGATGGTACATTACAAGTCCCGTTATTCTCTTTTGAGACGGATGGACAGGATGGTGATTCTCTTGTTCTTATTGCAAATACTCCTGATCATATCCAATTAGACTTGACAGAATTGAGTGAGGAGATTCTATGAGATTAGACCCAATGCAGAGTAAGAAAGGTAAGTTACCTCTAGCATCAAGTGCGTTACATCCTAAGTTCTTAGAGTTATTAGCCGAAGTTGCTGAGATGTCTATTGAGAAAGGGTATAGACCTCTTAATTGGGTATTAGAGGATAGCCCTGTGACGTTGATGTATTGTCTAAATGCTGCAGAACGTCATGCTAATAAAGTCAAGAGAGGTTTTGATATTAACTCTGAAGAAAAGACTCTTCAGGGGCTTCCGACTACTAATACACCTCTTCATATGGCACAAGTAGCTTATAACTACCTTATGGCGGCTGTCTTGCTATTAGAGCATCCAGATAAAGATGATAGAGTATTTAAAGACGGTCAATTAAAAGAAGAGTTCTCCAAAGGTATTGTCAATAAATTAAGACAACGTGATGACAGGCGTCATTATACTATGGGAGGCGTAGGTAGGAATATAGGTATGTCTATTAAGAATGCTGTACAGGGAGATGAGTACAGGCAGCCTATTCACAGAGATTTTAATGGTGTTGCGTATACTAGTCATCAGAACAGTATAAACAGTCCTCCATACGTATCTAAGTTTAGTAAAGTGACTCATCTAGACTCTACTCCTTCTACTACAGGGTTTAATAATACAGGTAGGAAAGGCAGTCTCATAAGAAGTGGTAACGAGGTTCATAACGTAGATTTCGGATCTACTGACAGTATAGACTTGGGAGGTAGTTAATATGTTACCTAAAACGAATTTGCCTATGATTTATATAGCCTCGCCATATACTCATAAGTACAAGAAAGTCATGAAGGAACGTGAGCAAGAGGTGACTAGAGTAGCCGCAGAACTAGTCTTAAAATACGGATACTGTTTCTATCTACCCATTACTCAGAGTGCTCCTATGGAACGTATCATACCTTCGTTAGGTGGTAGTTTCGCTAAGTGGAAGGATATTGACCTAGAGGCTATCCGACGTAGTGATGGGGTATGGGTAGTAATGCTAGATGGCTGGAAAGACAGTGTCGGAGTCTGTGCCGAAATAGAGTTTGCTCTAGCTCAAGGAAAAGAAGTAAGGTATATAGATCCTTTTACGAGTATGTTCACAGACATCAAGAGTGATAGACAAATACGAGGACTCTTATGCAAGAATATTTAGATGCACAAGCTAAAGCTGCTTTTCCATCCGACATTAAGTTAGTCCTTCCTGATATGCTGCAGTCTATGACTATTAAGATGGTCACTGACTTACAAGACAGTGTGAAGTCTCTGACATGGCAAGTGACTAGTCTTAGTAATCAGATTACAGAGATTGACCGTGATGTACAGAAGCTATTAGCCAGAGGTAAATAGTACGTGTTTACCCGTTTTACTCAGATTCCTAAGGATGATTACGAACTGTACATAAAGAGGTTAGAAAATGCTGCCTAGAGGTATACGTAATAATAATCCAGGTAATCTTCGTCTGACTCCTCAATTATGGCAGGGGGAGATAGTAGGTCAAGACAGAGATTTTAAAGTATTCGAGACACCTTCAGATGGTATACGTGCTATTAAGACATCATTGATGAAAAAGTTTAATAGAGGTTTGACTAAGATATCTACTATCTTGAACAGTTATGCACCTGACTCAGAGAATGATACAGAGGCTTATATAGCTAGAGTCAGTCAGCATATGCACATAGACTCTGATACTGAATTGACTATGGATGAAAAAACATTAGTATTATTTACAGAAGGTATTATACTACATGAGAATGGCTATTGTCCTTATACACGGGAATACATTGAGGAGAGTCTACGATGAATAACTATAGATTAGTAAAGAACATTATAGATTCTTTACGTGACGGAACAAGTCTTCCGAGTGAAGTACTTCCTCTATTAAGGCAGATGTACTTAGATAAAATGGTGTGACAAGATTTTAGACGTTTAGATATCTTCTTAGAAGAGGAGTTATTATGAGTAAGTACCGACTAGTAAAGAATGGTCTAGGTAAGTATTGGATTGAGAAGTATAGGACTGAGATAGTAAGTAACTCCCCAGGATGGTATTACTGGTCTATGGTACGTAATGAGAGGGAAGGTATAAAATTGCTAGATGCTTTTATAGAAGACGATATAGCATTTGAAAGACGTATTAAATTAGAATCCTTAGTGACTATTATTAAAGAGGTGTGATATGATGTTATTCATACTGTGGATTATAGTAAGCATTTTACTATATTATCCCGTAAGTAAAGCTGTAGATTGGGTAGTCTGAGTAAATAAATTATTGGAGGGATCGGAATGATTGGTATAGACATAGCAAGGAATTATATAGGATTAGAAGAAGTCAGGGATAATAAAAAGATAAGGGACTTATTAGTATCTCAGTCTATCCATGGTGATATCAGTATAGACCCTGCTAAGACTAGTTGGTGTGCAGCATGGATTAATTTTTGTGAGCGGAGTGTAGGTAACCCTGGTACAGGGGCATTAAACGCCCAGAGTTTTAATGATTATGGTCATCCTGTAGATGATGCAGATGTCAAGGAAGGTGATGTAATAGTATTCCATTTCCCTGATGATAAACCGTGGCAAGGCCATGTGACTTACTTTAATGGTTGGTTACGTTCAGTAGAGAAAGTCAGTTGTATCGGAGGTAATCAGTCCAATAAAGTAGATGTTGCTGAGTACAGTATGCACTACGTTACGCACATTCGTAGATTCAGATAGAGGTACGTGATGAGGGTACGCGGGTTACCATCGAGTTTAAACAGCCTAGAAAGTCCCTTAAGGGTATTAAAGAGCGTTACAAGCTGTTTTAATACCCGATCGGTCATGCTTCTATATCGTGCCCGTCATCCATATGCCTAGCGATAGCATCATATTTTTCCTGAGGTAATCCAGGAATAGGTTGCCCAGGTTCTGGGTAATGATTCATAGGTTGACTGAGTCTAGGATTAGCTGCATTAGCTAGTCGTCCAATAGGGCTCGGCATCCCTCCTCCCAGATGTCTCATAATAGCATCTACGTCTTTAGGACTCAATTGATTCATTGGTGTATTAGGATCGAATGCTTTGACATTAGGATATCCAGGCATAGCATTAGGTATATTATAAGCCATAGGCATAGATTGTTGTTTAGACTGTAGATAACCCTGATTAAATTTCTTCTGGTACATTGTATTAGTCGTACCGTAAGCATCCTTAGAGTTGGGATTAGCCTTATTGAGAGATTTGCCAGTGAACCACATACTAGCTGCGTCTTGAGGAGTAGCTCCATTCTGTAGATATTTGTTCATCTGATAAGCTGCTACTTTTTCCTGTGATGCGGGGTCTTTCATGAATTGACCAGGTGTCATAGGATGTCCTAACGCCTCTGCACTCCAAGATGGTATATTACTCCCCATGATCTGATACTTACCATATGCTCTGTCTCCCTTATTAGTAGCTTTTCCCACTTCTGAATAAGGATCTTTACTGTCCGATGTCTCTACATGAGCTATACCTTGCATGACATGAGGCAATTCAGGACTTGCGTTAGGTGGAGCTATTCCTTGAGCTATCTGGTTACCGTTAAGAGGTTGTCTATAGCCTAAGACCTTAGACGCAGGATATGATTTAATAGCTACTCCATGACCTTCATTACCCCCTAGAGTCATTATATTACCATTCCCGTCAGTCCCCGCATAGAACCCTACGTGACCGTGTGCAGGGTCATTATTACCTGTCAAGTCACTGAATACTACTATATCCCCTCTTTGTGGGGTCTTAGTAGGAGTCCCATAATTAAGAAAACTTCTAGCCGCTAGACTGCCTGTCCCTTTCATACCACTACTCTGTAAGACACTATTAGCGTATGCTGCACACCATGGAGTATTAGCAGGGTCTATATTCTGTCCACTCTTCTGCATGAAGCCTTTTAGAGCATCATTATTATTGAGTGTAGTCATGCCCATATAAGGTTGAGATGTCTTGAAAGGATCAAAAGACCCGTGTGCAGCCTTAGACTGAGGCGATTGATAGTCAGGAGTCTGAGGATTCATGCCTATACCTTTCTGACTAGCTCCTAATAGGCCTAATTGAGGCTGCTGGGCTGGATTGACACCAGACTGTGGGGTAGATACTCCTTTGCCTATTAGGCCTCCTAGACCACTTAAAAGCTGTCCTAGGCCACCTAGACCACTAGAGTCTTGGGACTGAGGCTGCTGATCAGGTAATCTACCTACGATCTTGTCCATATTAGGATCAGCTAATGTTTTTAAAATACTGAAATCAGGCATTGACAAATCTCACTTTATGTGTATACTAAGGATATATAGGAGGACTTATGAAAACTTTACTTTTAAGCGTGTTGTTAGTGACATCAATAAATGTCTATGCAGATGAGCTTGTTCCACCAGTAAATGATAATTCTAATGGTACTATAGTGTCTAATACTCAGGACACATATCAGACAGGCGGTACATCGGTAACTCAGACTACTGTCAATCCTGACGGTTCACCTGCTCCTGAGTTTACTAATAGTAATCCACAATCGGAATAATAGGAGATCTCATGGAAACATTAATAGTAGTTATAGTATCTCTATGGCTTTTATCCTGGTTCTTCGGAGCATGATTACGGCTGTTTATTATTAGCCTGGCTCTGAACTACTGCACCAGTAATAAGTTTTTGTACACTGTCTCTTATTACAGATTGTGGTGTCTTACTACTGCCTAGCATTCTTAATAAGGCAATACCTGGACGGCTAGCAATAAGATTAGGCACTAGATTAATATTAATCTGTTTAGCTTCATCTATTCCAGGAGCTACTTTACCAGCTAATTTACTACCTTTGATTATTTCCTTAATTCCATTAGCTGCTTGTCTAGCATCTGAACCCCATAGATTACTGTCCAGTCCTGATGCCTCTGCTTTTCTTATTTGTGTAAAGAATGTGACAGGATTAACATTACCTTCAGTGTCTACCGATTTCTTATAAAAATTAGTCAGCATAGCTTGACTTATAAGTTTCTGTCCATCAGGTCCTAAAGATGCTGATACCTTGTTCAACTCTTCAAAATTAGGGCTGATTCTAGGATTTAATAAAGTATTGACTTTTTTAAGTGCTTGTTGTACGTCTACTTGGTCTACTAATTGACCACTCTTAGTCCTGAATGCTTGGAAAGGTAGTTTTTCTTGTTGATAGATTTGATTAGCATCTTGCCAATTCTTTCCTAGACCTAATGAGTTAGCACTAGCTTCTAGGTCATTACTCATAGCCTGTCTCATCTGAATCAAAGGAGTCAGATTAGATTTTATAAAAGGTTTACTGACTGCTTGTATCTTAGTAGCATTAATCACAGAATCTAATTGTTGTCTCTTATTCCATAGATCATCGAAAGACATGTTCTGACTTACTACAGGAAGATTCTTAGTAATCAAAGGTGATTTAATCTGAGGCGCTACTTCTTGGATTGCTTGTTGATAGTTAGTAGTAGGAAATTGTTGTGTGGACGCAATCAAAGGCGCTTTAGCAGCATTAATTCTGTCTGATACATTTTTAAAATTAGCTTGTGCTAGATTGGTAATAGTAATACCAGGAGCTTGCTTCAAGTCCTGAATAGGTCCTGACTGCATTATTCTGTCTGCTATCTGATTATTGACTGTCTTAGCAACGTTATATTTAGTCATATCAACACCACCATCTTTCAATGATTTGATAATGCTACTGACATCTTCTACTGATCCAGGTATGATACCTGCAGATTCATTATGTTCTGCTTGGAAGTCGATTATGTCCCCAGTACGACTTAGTTTCTGTCCTATTACGCCACCTACTGCGCCTAATCCTGCACCTGCAAGTCCTCCTTTAATAGCTCCTTGTACAGGGGCATCGGGACTAGCTGCTGCACCCATTCCTGCACCTAATACACCTTGACTAATAGCACCTTTAGCTAATGCACTTTTACCTAGAGCACTTGGTAATACTTTACCAGCAGCTCCTTCTAATAATCTAGTAGCAGGAGTAGTCACAGGAGATAACCCAACCATATTACCAGCAGTATAGCCTATACCTCCCCCTAGACCATATAAAGCGGGGTGTTGGTCGATAGCGTTTTGCATCTGAGGATTCTGACTAATAGACTGACTAGCGGTATCATACGCTCGTCCAGCAGACGTCATACCTTTGTCTAAAGCACTACCTTTAATTCCAGGTATACTATTGAGTATATTATGTGCTAGACCTCCTATATCACCTATAGAATCTGAGACACCTTGTGCTAGACCTGTACCTGCTGCGTTAATACGACTGGTCACTGGAGCTAGTAAATTAGCAACTGCTTGTACTCCAGGTATACTAGCAGCACCCTGTACAGCCCTGTCCATTATAGTAGGAGAGGATTGTGCAGCAGGATGTTGACTTAATACCCCTTCTATGTCTTTAGGAGACATTGTATCAGGGAACTGAGCACTATCACCATTAGGAAGATTGACTGTTTGCATATTACTCCAATTTACCTGATTTAGGATTGTACGTCCAGACTTTACCTTGTGCATTCACAGGTTGTTGTGTAGACTTTAAAGCATTTCTTGAAGCAGATGGGTTACCTGCACCTGATAGTACATTACTTATGCCCTTGGTAACAGCTCCTGTGACGGATTGTACAATACCTGGAGTAGTCGTCTTAGTCACATTATCATGTGCTGAATCTAGATTTTCCTTAGCAGCTTGAGCTTCTTTAGAGTTACCACCGAATTTGTCTATAGCGTCTTGATATTCTTTAGCACGTTCTGTCAACAGGTTCTGTGCATTCTCTACCCCTGAATCTGTATTCTTCGTAGTAGCATCTTTGACAAAGTCTTTCTGCGCTGATTTATCGGGTATGACAGAAGCAAATACAGCTGGACTAGACTTGACCATCTCTGCACTAGCCATCAGTGCACCACCAGCAGCGTGTATATAAGCTAAAATTTCCTTAGGATCACTACCTGCTTTAGGAGCATTATCAGGATCTATACTACGCATTATCTGTCCTTGTTTACCATTATATTGAGCGACTGCTTGATCATCAGGTAATTTAGTCAGAGCAAAACCAATACTTCCTGACTTTTGTAGATGTGCAAACTTAGTAGTTAATTCTTTTTCAGACATGTCTTTAGCTGATTGGACATTAGCAATAGTAGTCTTTAGTAGATTTTGCTTAGACTCTAGGTACTTTTGAGCCATGTCAGGTTGTCCCATCTGTTTATAGACTTGGACTACGTGATTATCATATGCATCACTGCTACCCTGTTGACCAGCAGTCAACTGAGGTTGTTGAGGAGCAGCTTGAGGCATTTGTTGAGGATTGCCTTGAGGCTGCGCCATATTAGCTAATCCTTGTGCTTGCTGAGGCATAGGCTGAGCTTGTGGCTGACCCTGAGGAGCTTGAGCCAGTTGCTGCATCATACTCATATTATATTGTTGTTGAGCGGCTCTAGTCTGAGCTTCTTGAGCCTGTGCTTGAGATAAAGCTATCTGACTAGGAGCCATCTGTTGTTGTACATTAGCTTGTTGCTGCATGATAGCAGCACGTTGCCTGTCAACATTCATCTGCTGACCTTGTTGTAGTCCTTGAGCTAATCCACTCGCTAATGTATTTAACCCACTAGGAGGAAGATATATTGGACGTTGTCCTATTACTTGAGGACGGGGAATAGCTGCATCTTGAGCATTTAATAAACTGTAATCTGGCATAATATCCTCTTAACCGAATAAACCTGAAAGTCCGCTTGCTAAAGACGCAGCACTACCTAATAGACTACCTAGACCGCCATTATTAGATCCTGAGTCTTGTTGTCCTATAATATTGTAATTAGTATTAGCCGTAGTCAAGGCATTAGCTCTGGCATTAGCAGCAGCAAGTGTAGCATTACCTTGTTGATTGCCTAGATCGCCTAAGAGTGATGCAGTATTATTACCAAGTGAAGTTGAAAGATTAGCTTGATTGTTAGTAGACTGTTGACCCATACCTGCTATCTGAGCTAATTGACTAAGAGTATTGTTATAATAAGTACTCATCTGGTTCTGACCGAAGTTCATCAGATTAGCTAGCATACCACTTGAGTTCAATTGACCGTTAGCACTAGATGAACGACCAATTGCATCTACACCTGCATTTTCTTGTGCTTGATAACCAGGGAGATTAGTAATCCTGTCAGTCACTTGTTGTGAAGTCAGAGGGGTACCGTATTGTGACATCCAGCCTTGATCTTGATTATAATTAGCTAGTTGTTGGTTATAAGTATTTAAATTCTGATTGTATAAAGTCTGTTGTTCAGGCAACATGTCTTGAGCAAGACCTTGTCGAGCACCTTGTTGGACTTGATCATTATTGTATAAATTCTGTAATCCGCCATTACTATTAAATGCTATGTTACCTGCACCGAACAATGCTTGGTTAGAATAAGGTTGATTAGGTTGATCAGGAGTAGTATTAGCACCATTACCGTAGTAATTATACGCTGTATCTGATTTACCTTCATAAGGATTAAAAGTAGTCTGATTAGTATTGTCTCGGATATAACCCATGACTTGATCACGAGTCAGACCCGAAGCAATTGAATCTAAGGTAGGAGCTGCAGGCATCATACCTGGATTAGCAATACTCTGAGGACTTAATCCTATATACTGATTGAGTTGATCCAATGCTTGCATACCAGCTTGACTAGTAGGATTTAATGAAGCACTAGCAGCTTGATATTGATTATTCAACTGATTCATAGCCTGATTAATCTGATATGAATACTGTTGACTAGCTTGTTGAGCAGCCTGAGCCTGCATCTGTCCAGCCTGCATAGCAGCACCTGGACTGACTTGACTGACTACTGTACCACCTGTCTGAGCTCCACTACTTCCTCCACCTAAATAAGATCGAAGATGTGTGTCTCGGAAAGATGTAGATTCATGTCTATCAATGACGTATTGTCGCATATTAGTCTCGTATTTTGTAGGTGTATAATAATAAGTCCTGAACCTGTCCTTTGTATGTACATCCTTCTGGTATTAACCCACAGACTCTCGCCTGTAATTTCTCTAATAAATTTTTTACTTGTTCGCAGCATGTAGGAACATCTGTCATAGCTACGTAATAATTTGTATTGTGTCTGATCCAGTCAAATGATTCTATTAAGGCATCCTGACTCAGGTCTTTAATACCCCAATGACTAGACATTATGTTAATATGACATTCTATTAATCGGTCAGATACTTGCCGATACTGGAAGCATCCTACAATTTTATGATCTCGTTCTATGACTAGATAGGTGAATGACATGTCTGCTTTAAAATCAGGTATGAGGCATGCAGCACCTGCTGCCTTATATAATCTAGGATCAGTCAGAATATATTCTATTAATTGTCTGTTATATGTCTGATATACCATAATACCTACTGAGGTAATGTATTTAAATAATTTTGTAATTGTGTTTCAGTGCCTTGAAAGGTTCGTGGAGCACCATTTAACATTGGATAGATAATCCAATTATATAAGATAGTATGGGTTATATTATTATAAGTAGTCAGATTAGGTTCATAAGAATAAATCATCGTACTCTCCTTGCTGAAATAAATCCTGCTGCAGTTGTAGTACCCATAGAAAACACAGCCTTACAACTTAAATAAACAGACGTAGTACTAGATACATTTACTCTTAAATAAGGTGTCGGTACAGCCCAAAAAGACATACCAGATGCAGAACCTTGGTTTAGACCTGATAATCGACTATCATCTGGTTGAGTTGCTGATGATACGCTCGTCCAACCAAGACATGAGGAAAACCCTACAGAATCTTGTAAAAGTTCAACCTGACCAACTACATCCCAATCACCTGCGGTAAGACTAATAGATGTTATATTTGTTGCAGTATTAGAACTTGGGTTAACGCCAGAAGCTTCTACAATGTAACTAGAAATCACTTCACCAACTTTACCAGCACCTGAAGTACTTGCATCAGTCACACCTACTATATTACTTAATGTCCCACCACTGACAGCAGCGGTACTACTAGCATAATACGCAACTTGCCCTGCTGTACCACTATTAACTGTACCGCTTCCAGCAGGTGTTGAGTAATTACCAGTACCGTCCATGAAAGTTGTAGCATCGTTATTCAGTTTCTTTAAAAAACCATGTTTAGATGTTGTAGCGTTATTAGTAGTAATATCACTAGTCGATAAATTAGCATCTGTATAACCTGTACAGTTAGTCAATGTACCACTAGTTGGCGTCCCTAATAAAGGAGTAACCAATGTAGGACTAGTGTCCACTACAAATTTCGTACCTGTACCAGTCTGACTAGCTATGCTGGTCGCGTTACCACTAGATGTAATAACACCCGTAAGATTAGCATTAGTAGTGACAGTCGCTGCATTACCTGTCGTATTAGTACTCGTAGTAGCATTACCACTCAGAGCACCACTGAATGTAGTAGTCGTCAGAGTAGCTGTACTAGGATTAAATGTTAGTTTAGTACTACTGACCTTCTCAGCCAGATTACCTGTAGTAGTTGTTTTCCATACAGGATACATTGTTGCATTAGTAGTCGTATCATCCGTAGTAGCAGTAAGAGTAGCACTGCCTGCATTACCGCTGACCGTAGTCTGATCACCTGTATTAGTACCTGCTAGAGCAAGTAAAGAAGTCGCATTAGCAGCACTTAACGCACTTAAATCTCTTCCGTTAACCTTGACTACATTAGGATTAGGATAAGTACCTGTAAGATCACCACCAGCACTTCCACCAGGAGCTACACCACTGATTGTCACATTAGCTGCGGCTGTAAGTCTGCCTTGAGCGTCTACCGTATACGTAGGAACTTGTGTAGCACTTCCATAGTTTCCTAGTGTGACTGCTGTATTAGCTAAATCAGCAGGTTGAATTTTAGTATTACCTGTACTAGACAGAACACCACTATTGACTGTTACTTTTACAAAACCACTTGACAGACCACTTAATGCTTGAGCATTAGTTAATAAAGCGTTTGGTGTATTTACTACGTAAGTAGCATTATCAGGAGCATAAGACAAGGCGGCCTTAGCTATTGCATTCTGATAACCACTCCATATGACAGTAGTCTTCCCATCAGGTGTATTAGACGGAGAATTTAGGGGTTGTGGAGGCAATGACATTAATTATCCCCTTGTCTGACTTCTGCTGTAGCGCCTATTAGTATACAATTAGCATTCATTGTAGTCTGGAGTTGTATACATATTCCGTTCTGGGTATAACCTAGACGTCTCCAGAACATACGTCCACCGTTCTGTGGAATAGTACCAGTCAATTGATTAGTGAATGTGTAACCTGAGTCGTAACTAATATTGACATTCATAGTCAGATTAGATCCTATACCAGTCTCTGTATCAATTTGAAGTTTGTCTACGTATATTTTCTTACCTTCATTATAAGCAGGAGGTGTGACAATAGTTCTTTGTATAGCTGTTCCATTTTCTTGAAAATTAGTCTCATCCAAATAATAGACATTGCCTGTAGTTGAATCACCTATAAGACTCTTACCATAAGCAAAGCAATGCGTATTACCAATGTCTTGTTGTTGTACTCCACTGACTGTAGACTGTCTTTCATGCCACAGTTTCTGTGTCAGGTCATACACAAACGTCTTACCTCCAGTAGGAAACGTCAGGACATAGAACATATGACCACTAGTCTGATATGTATAACCTATGGCGTCACTTACTGTGGACATCAACGACATTTGATAACTGATAGCAGGATTCGATATAGGTGTTATGCTCAGACCGCTACTCATGACTACATATAGACCACCAGCAATACTCTGAGCTACGAATAGGATGTTATTATCACCCTTAGCTAGACTGTCAGTCGCAGCACATCCATATTCCATGAATGCATTAGGATACGGACCGAAGTTAAAATTAGCTGCTCCTGTGTTATACCAGACTTCACTTGTCTGAGTACCTAATATCCATACGAAACGTTCGTTAGATATTAACGCTGCTATATTATCACCTGCACCTTGTTTCTGTGCAAATGAAGGTAGACTTGTTATGTTTGTCCAGTTAGTCCCATCACCGATGACAGACTCATTTATTTGAATACTATTAGCATTAGTCACTAGAAAAGCACCGTCTTGTGCTGTGATATAAGTAGGTGTAGTCGGGACATTGACATCACTCACTACTGTCCACGTACTAGTAGCTATAGTCCATATATAGACTTTTAGACCGTCTACTATACCAATCTGAGTTCCTATACTCGCAATTCTAGCAAAACCAGTAGACGTATTTAATGCGCCTAACTGAGTAGCGACCCCATTACTTGCAAAACTGTATAAATGTCCGTCTATGACGTTATAAGGTATTCCTTGGTTAGTAATAGCACATCTGACTTTATTACCACTTACAGACGTACTCCATAATGTCTTACCTGGTGTAGGAATAGCTATGACTTTATATTTACCTTGTTGACCTTTCAATCCACCTAGATCATAGGATTTCATTACTGCTGGATTTTCTATTTCTAAATACCAATTGACTAACCTAGTCGCATTATTATCCTGAGATCGGTTGACAAAGTATTCATTTAATAAATTAATTTGCATTATCTATCCCATCTGTAATCAGGTACTATGAATACACTACCTTCCTCACTATCCCATGACTTCAATTCTGCTAGTGCTAGTTTAGCCATCTCTGGTAACTCAGGCATAGTCTTTTGAAGACTAATACCGAATGCAGGAGCTACAAGACAAGCTAGATTGAGCGTAATACAATGTAAGGCTTCTACTGGTAGATCAGGTGTATTAGTCGAAGAATCCATTGATTGGACGACTCGTGTATATGATATATTAATAGTGTCTAAAGCATTATCTGGAACTGGCCATAGATAGAGTAATCCGTATGTGTCTTGAGGGCTGAAATAGTAACACGTACTAGGACCCCCAGTAGTCTTATTAGGCACTTCCATGAACTGAGCACGACCGAACTTCTTTAGTCTTATTTCACTACCTTGATAGTATTGATAACGTAAAGAATTTATGTTGAGGGGTCGTCCTGCTACTGTCAGCTCAGGATAGGTTGATTGTTCTATACCCGTAGCACTTAGTGCATAAATCGACACAGCAGCAGTCAAGGGAATAACAGCCTCAGTCTCAGTAAACAACTGAATACCTTGTGTCTGCCAACTCTTTATCATTTTATTTAGCATATTACTACAGAAGTTCATGTCATTAGTACTAGTACTGACCCCACCACCTAATACACCTAACATCTGTAATGCATCAGCAATGATCTGACCTTCATTTTGATTAAAGGATACATCACCACTTATATTTAAATTTTGTGCTGTCATTATTAAAGTCCTGATTGATCGTTCGTATACCAACTTGTACCATCATCGAAACTAGCCCATTCTAGGACTAACTGAGACCATGTCAGTTGATCATAAGGAGGTAGTATATGTGACCAACTGCTTATACCCGTAGGAGCTTTGTACAGATTATTTGTATTAGGTCTTATAGTCTCAGAAGTCAGTGCATAAGGATCTGCTGTGACTGGTCCTGGAATATCTGCTGCATGTTTAGGATACCAACATCCTCTACTCACACATGCTAGAAAACCATCCCATGTCATTCGACTGTCTGAGAACCATGTTTTCTGACCACAGACGTCACATGTGTACCAGTGATCACCTAATTGATTGTGATTGACATCTGTCATATTAGTACTCGATTATTATCATGCCAGCTGCGCCAGCTGCGCCAATAGCGTTAATGCCTGCACCACCGCCACCTCCTGGAACAGACCCATTGACTGTAGTAGTATTAGCAGAACCCCCACCACCAGTACCCCCCATAGGAGAGTTACCACCACTTGTAGCAATCCAAGCATTTGTACCCACACCCGAACCACCAGTACCTCCGTTCATATTGACATCACCATTAGTCGCAGTACCACCAGCTGCTGGAGCACTAGGAGACCCGTTAGTTCCTCCAGTTCCGCCACCTGCTGTCAATGTAGTAATAGCTGTCCCAGTAATAGTAGAAGAACCTCCATTTGTCCCGCTACCAGAATTACCACCCGTACCACCTGCACCAACAGTACAAGTCAGATCATTGCCGTAGACTACAGTAAGATATTTTTCAAGATATGCGCCCCCTGCACCAGAGCCTCCCGCATTAGTAGCCACACCAGCAGCTCCACCACCTGCACCCCACATCCTGACTTTGACTAGAGTCACGTCATTAGGAACAGTAAAGGTATTAGCACCTGTCGTATAGACTACAATATTCTCAAAATGAATAGCTGTTTTATTGACTAATGTACTAGCACTGCTACCAGTACGAAGATGCTGACCTAATGTAGACGCACTAGGTAAAGTCCAATTAGCACCATAAGTCAGAGTATTAGTAGAGTTATTGACTCCTGTACCGCCATTAGTACCTGCTAAGATACCAGTCACACCAGTTGTAAGAGGTAATCCAGTAAGATTTGTAGCAACACCAGATGCTGGAGTACCTAGCACAGGAGCTGTCAATGTAGGGCTATTTATTGTAGGACTATTTATTGTAGGGCTAGTCAGAGTTTTATTAGTAAGAGTGTCAGTAGTAGCACGACCTACTAACGTATCTGTGCTCGTAGGAAGAGTCAAGACACCAGTATTAGATATAGTTGCTATAATAGGAGCTGTGATAGTCTTATTAGTAAGTGTCTCAGCACCTGCTAATGTAGCCAGTGTCCCAGTAGTAGGAAGAGTAAGAGTCGTAATGCCTGTAGTAACCCATGTAAGAGCATTACTACCAAAAGCAAGAGTAACACCGTTTACTTTAAAAGTACCTTGAATATTAGCAGTAGTAGTACTCAGTTGTAATGGTGAAGCTGTTCCTAGACCACTTGATACGGCTCTTAGAGTCGCATCAATGCCTAGACCTGAATTACTGACTTGGATCAGGTCTTGGTATGAGGTCTGTATTTTCTGATTTGTAAGAGCTGTCATAAGACCTCTATTAAGGAATCATTCTGAAGGTCAGTTTAAGATCATATCTAGCAGCGGACGTATGACCTGTAGTCGTCAACAAGACGCTACCATCACCTGTACCTGTGCCTGTATCAACTAGACCGCCTACGTTTGCATAACAGATATGAATAGGTGTCCCGCCTAAGACAGACCATGTCAGAGGAGTCGTACCAAAGTTAGAGTAGATTTTGACTGTCATTACTGCACACAATCCTTCTACTTCCCATAGACTCAGTTTAGTAGGAGCACGTCCATTAGCACACTTCAATGTAGAAATGTCTAGCTTCTTTACTGCACTTTCCCCAGTACCATCACTGATATTGGTCAAATGTATTGTTACCTTGTCTGTACCTGCGAATATCGTTTGTACTGCGACTACGTCTGCCATTTTAAACCCCATTCTTGATTCGCGAATTGCGAATGTATTAAATTAGTGAGGGACTTTTACATCCTCCCTCAAGATGTTTTCGATTACACCGTAGCTGTCAATGTTTCATATACTAACGTAATAGTCACATTAGTACCTGTACCTGCAGCAAAAGCCGTAGTACAACTGAACGTTAAGGCTAGGTTAGAAGTAGCTGTATAGACAGCACTCGCAGCAGGACCTAATGTCCTTACTTGACTTGCAGCTGCTGTAATATCACCTTCTACTAATCCTGCACCTGTAGCGATAGTACCTGCACCGTGAGCACCATTAGTAGTAACACCCGTACTATACTGAATGATTGGACCTACACCAGTCGTAAAGGCTGTATGACCTGTACTAGCTGTGTAGACATTAGCCGCTGATACTCTCAACATCTTCGTAGCACCTGGAGCAGCTACTAAGACAATTGGGGTAGCATAAGATGCTATGACTTGAGCAGGAGTCAGTGTGACAGCTACTTGAGTCAGATTAGGTGAATAAGTACCAGAGGACAAGACAAACGAAGCGGATGCTGTTGCTGGATCAGGAATTGTAAGCGTAGTAGCTTGACCGAATGCAGCGTTAGTGATAGTCACAATGTCTGCTGCTGCGGTATTAGCTACAGGAGAGATTATGATAGAATCTATTGCATCTTGACCATTATTACCTGTTGCTGCGACTCGTAAAGAGTCTAATGAACGAACTTTATCTTTAAATGTTGCCATTTTGAATCACCTTTTTATTTAGGACTCCTGTCCTTAGATTTTCTTAATAAGTAGGTATAGGTAAGGTGGAAGTAGGTCTAATAACCCACTATTCCATACTTATACAATAATGGTGGGTTTTATAGACCCACCGAACTATATCACTAAGATTACGGACCATCAGACCCGATAACGCATCTGAAATCATCCCAACCAGTAGATGTACGGGCTACCGCACTGAACTTGTTGTTCTTGGTCTCAAAGTCATTACCATCATCAATGGACGCTTCTTTTCTGATCAACATCTGAACGCCGTCACCATCTTCTTGAACGCCAGTAGTCACAAACCATCTGTGAGCTGCCGTCAAGTAAGGGTTAGCAACGATTTCCTTGATAAGACCTGAGTCCCTCAAGTAGTTGATATCATGATCTGCTGACCCAGAGCGCATCGTAGATTTTAAGATACGATTAGCAAGAGGTTCATCAGTCACACTACAGATTAGTTTCTGAGGTAATAACATAATACGGTTACCACGATCATCTAACATGTTCTTGATATCAATTGTAGCCTGTTCCAATGCAGCTTCAGACATATCCACTGATCCTGTTGACAGGACATTAGACTGTGTACCAGAGCGTGTTGGATGGGAGGTTGAGCAGAGAGCCACACCATCACCACCAGACATGGTTGCTGTAGATGAGAACGCATTGTTATATACGTTAGCAGCCAAAATTTCTTTCGTCTGCAATGCAGATTTCTTCAGCATCTCAGTAAAGCGTTTAGCGTTCTTAAAGGCATCGCCATCTTCCATCATTTCCATCGTGATGATAAAACCTAACGCATATGTAGTATGTACATAGCGAGGGGTAATACCTTGACGAGCGGAATCTAATGTCAAGACCGTTCCTTCATCTTTTTGTTGCAAAGGTAACATCGTTGAGACCATAGCATTAACTTGATATGCTCTGTCATCAGCTTGTTTCACCTTTAAAATCTTGTCATACAGAGAATTGTAATTCTTGTATGCATCGCCGAACCAATCCTTGACTAAAGGTATAAGGTCTGAGCGAAAACTACTTCTATTAATAAGACTCATATTTTATCCTCTAATTACGAACGACTGTCGGCTTGATTAAATGCAGATATCAATCCAATTACTTCTAATATCGCACCGCCAGTCTGAGCCGCTGCATTATTTTGAAGCCTAGCTACACCAATTAACTTAAAGTTAAGAGCAGTAGTAGCTACTGTTGAACTATCTAACATCGTACCTGACATACCTGTGTAAGCACTACCAGCAGCTGTGATTACTGAAATGTTCTGCATTTCACCAATCGTTGCAGCAGCAACAGCACCACCAACAGCATCTTCTTGCGCTTGGAATACTGTATTGATAAGATCATCAGCTACAATAACCATACGGGCAGTTGAAGCCTTACGGTAATTAGGAGTATATAAATCGTCAGGGTCAGTTAAGAAACCAACCACAACACCTACTGGGACGTTAGTAGCGGAAGCTAACGCTTTCACTGTCTTAACTTGTCCCCCTGCGTCCATCGTATTGACTAATTCTACAACGTCACCCACGTAGAGTGCTGTTGAATCGGTAGCAGGTACGGAATAAATTCCTGTTTGCACCTGACCACCATTAATCTTTCTGACTGGAAGTATACCAAAACCAGTTGCCATAAATTAAACCTCGATTATTTGAAAGTATCCTGTCCTACGGTTACTTCGCCTACTTGGGTAGATATACCTGTCTGACCGACTCTTCGTAACTGATCATCTGCCATTTTCTGCTCTGCCTTTTTGCGGAGCTGATATTTTTCTTCTGGACATTCCATGAGAATGCCAGAGGGTTCTTTCTCACTATCTTTGAGGAAGAATCGGACTGCTGAATCAATAGAAGATACGGAACGACCCGTAGCTACCTTAGTATTATCTTGTACGATAGAATAACCCATTTTAATTAATTGATTAATCCATCCACCTCTTGTACCATCCGCAATATGGCGATGATATCCTTCTCGTTTATACTCATTGGGAATATACAAAGGGCCTGTGTAATCATCTGTGATCATCTCTTCTCTTACATCTCTAGTTGGAATCTCTTTTGATTCTGTCTTTTCTATTTTATCTAGTTTACTCATCTCTTAGTGCTCCTGTCTCTTTAAGTTGTTTAACATATCTATCTAATTTAAAATTACTGTCTATTCGTTGCGCTTGTCTGGCAAAATTTCTTTGTTGCTCAGACAATTTATATGTATAGTCTGCTTTGATTGTCTTAGGTTCAGACTTGATGACAGCAGCAGGTTTTTCTTGATTAGCGTTCTCGAATCTGTGTGGGAATTTGAGTTTGATGATATGCTCAACTTCTTTCATAGATTCTTCATATGTCTTACCCTTACTCAGGTTATATTGATCGTACGCAACCGCTAATTCTGTCATATCTCGACTTTCTGCATCACTCTTAGCAAACCAAGTCTTGTTACGGGTTTGAAAGTCCTTAAATAACTCTGTCTGTTCTTGAGTATGTACAGGTGCTTGAGGAGGTTTTATTGCTTGATGATTGATTAATTTCTCTTCTGCTATTTTAAAAGCGAGAGTGTCCCCTTCTTCTACAGCCTTATTACGCTCTTGTAGAGCTCGTTCATACCCTTCTCTGTACTTTACTTCTTCTAACTTAGTATTATGCTCAAGCAACGTCTTTACGGCATTATTCAAGTCATCAATTTTCTTGCTCTGAGCAGATATCTTCTTGAAGAAACTACCGTCTTCGAGATAACGTTCTGCGGACTTACTTTTAGTCGGATCCCATCCTTCAGCTATCGCTTCTTTTTCTGTTTCTGTGAATTCACGCTCAGGTTGACCTTTCTCTTCAATACTACTAATTTCCTTAGCTTCTTCGGATGATTCTGTCAACTCTACTTGAGCTTTTACCTCAGAATCCAGAGTCTTACTCTGGGTTTCTTTCATTTTCGTCAAGTCCGACTTAGCAGTCTTGATTTGCTCATTTAATTTTTCTAAAAATTCAGGCATATCTTGATCTAATTCATTACTCATCACTTTCTCCTGCATCTACTGCAATTACGTCTATATCTTTTAAGTATCTGTGTAACCCTGTTGGATCTGTAGGATCTTCCTTACCTGCATGGCGTTGGAACAGGACTTTATCTCCTATTTTGCACCAAGGTTGTTCATCATCCATGTTCTTATATGCTGTAGTACCAATTCCTACTACTTCTCCTATGTCCGCATCACACACATGCTTACTAGGATCTACCATGATAATACCACCTGATGATTTCTCTTCTTTCCTCTCGTCAATTTTAACTCTGATTCTCGGACCTACTACTGTGAACATCGTCTATCTCCTCTTGGATTGTGTCGTAATATAGAAACTCTTCTATATTTAGTACTTGCTCTAGTGTATTTATCTTACCTTTTAATTGAGATAAGACATGTAAAAACTCTGGATCAGATATATTTACGGTGTTATTTAAGGATGTCTCTAAGGATCTCTTGTCAGTCATGAGTAAGTAAGCTAGACGCTCAAAAAATACTTTACTGATTGGATTCTCCACCCACGTCTCCAGACTCATCTTGCTGATCTTGTGCGTCTGCATCGGTATCTGCTCCTTGTTGTGCTATGTCTAAGTTATCTTTGTGTTGACCTTGATCTTGAGACATCTCATCTTGATGATGTCTGTCAGTCTGATCTAACTCAGCTATGCCCATGACATGATCTAATTGAGCTTGTACAGCCTTTAATTGAATATCGTATTGATCAGTCTGTGCTTGTGACTTAGCTTGATCTGCCATAGCTACCGCTTGTAATGCCTTAGCTCGATTCAAGATGATCGTAGACTGTGCTACTAGTCCATCAATCTGAGTCTTTTTGCTATCGTTCTGGAGTTCTTGCATCTTCAGATGACTTGTAGCTAGGTTATGTTCCATCTCAGCTTGTACTTTCAACATAGCTGGATCTGGTTGAGGCTTCTGATCAGGTGCTAATAGTTCTTCTGGATTCTCGATGTCTTGACTCATGACTATACGTTTGACAATAGCTTGCTTGTTGACACCGTCTAATTGCATCAATCCAGCTAATAACTGTAACTTAGCTGCTTTCTGAGCTTCTGATCCAAGATTAGGATCTGCAACAGGAAGAATTCGGATCTTAGTATCGTCAAAGTCTGATTGACTGACGTTTAATTCACCATCACTTATTTCTTGGTAGACATGCGGATCAATATATTGACCATCAAAATGAAATACTTTACTAAATACATCTGTCAGACCTCTGTATATACGTTTTAAGATCGCTGTATGTACTTTCTGTCCTTCTTGTAATAATGCTTGGGTCGCACCTGTCTTGCTATTCTCTGGACTTGATCCTCCTGTCATAATGTCAGAAGAAGCACTAAGTTTTTCACCGCTTTCGATCAATGTTCCCATTAATTTAAACAGTACATCACTAGGTTCTTTGTATGTGAATGGCATGACACCATCACTTAACTTCATGCCTATACCTTCGGCTTTGAGTTTGATGAACTCACCTGGACGTACTAATGCATTACCTGTCTGAACAGGTTTAAATCTTTCGTCAATAAATCCACCTTGAAGATTAGCTAGATTACCGCTGTCTATCAATTCGTTCAGAAGAGTATTGACAGCATTATTCAAGCCAAACATTAATGTACCGAAACCTACACTATGGAATTTACCCTTAGGGTTGACTAAGAAGTGGAAATCTGTGAAGTGTTGTACAGGCTTGATGCAGACTATTTTGCCTTTCCTGACTTCAATGTTCTTATAGTCTGAGGAATCATCTGCCTTGTCCATCTCATAACGAGCTTTGATGCGTAATATCTTACCTGTATCTTTTAAGAATGTAATGACATAAGGTTCTTGATAATCATCGTCATCAAGGTCTAAATAACCATGTTGTTCTATGACGTCATACAGCTTATCCTTGTCATTCTCTGTAGTACGTTCTAATAACTCAGTCACAGGCTCTTCTAGGAAAATACCTGATCTAGCACCTGTTATTAATTCGTTCATACGTAAATGTCTGATATGATTTACTCGTATAGCATCAGACAGACTCTTGACATCACTATGGATGATTAAGTCCTCATGATCACATAATTCACATATGACATCTCTTTTGATAGGATCATAGTAAGTCTTTGTGCACATGAACCCGATTAATGCGAGCATGTTCAACAGACGATCAAAACTTAATTCCCATTCTTCATTCTTTTCTAATAACTGATAGTTCATGTAAGCACATACGCGTAGAGCTAGAGCAGCCTTGCTCTGAGGATCAGTAATGAGGTATGGATCTTTACCTATGACACGTGCTTTGACTATCTTATTGTCTTTTACGATTTCTGGATAGACACGGCTAGAGAATTCATAGCAAGCCTTAATGATCAGAGGGAATTTGACATTAGCACTATTAGGCAGAGGATAGTTCTTAGGTCCGCCGACTAATCCAGCTAAATCTAATACTTTCTTGACATTACTCTGCCATTCAGATTGACTAGATTGATCATCTTCAAATGAATGGAGACATCTCATACCTATTTCTCTGAGTTCTTGCTCATCAATATCGACAGCAATGTTATCACTGTCCGCAAACTTCTTTAATTGGTCTAATGACATTCGACTTTACTCATAGTAGATGTTGTTTCAACTTTATGAATCTCATATTCCCTATCAGGCATATATTCTTTATACATATTTTTTAATTCTTGTATAGAATCTGCGTTCATTCCTTGATAGAACTGCCCTCCGATTTCTGAAATACCTATATAACGTATAAGATTCATTAGTACCCTGTCGTCTCATTACGGCCTATAACATGCTGGCCTGTTTGTTCATTAGGTCTCTGATCGTTGTGTGCGTCCAAATAAGACAGTGCTATTCGATCAAAGATAGATATTAAATATCTTAGTGCATCTAATAAGTGATCTGCTTGATTCCTGGCTATTCTATTAGGATCTTTAGGATCATAACGATATACTCGGAACTCTTTTAACAAATTCTCACAGTTATAACAGAACTTTAATTGTCCTGATTCTAAGAGACTCAGGATACGTGCTATACCCGCATTAATCGTATTGTCTGCTAGACTTCGTCCTTCGTAATCTACTGCTAACTTTAAGCCTTGTAGAAGATATTCTTGAATTAAATTCGTACCGTCTTTCTGGTTAGTCCCTCCACCAGCAGGATCAGGTGCACCCATGATCCAAGATCCTTTCTGCTTGATCGCATAAGCATGGCTATGAGGTACTTGCTTACCTTGATAATGTTCAGCATATATATAAATAACTTTTGTATTAGGATCTTGTGCACCCCAGATAGCGGCTGTACAATTCCATCCGAAGTCTAGTCCATATGCTCTAGGCCAATCTTGCCCTATCTTAAGGTTGTAGACTACTACATCTTTTTCAAGTAAAGGATAGACTCGGCCACTCCCTATACCAGGTGTACCATAACGGCGTGTCTCCCGTTCATTCATTGGCACTTCAGCTAATAAAGCTTCAATATCTTCTTGGGTATAGTGAGGACATTCATCCATACTAATACCTATTACATACTTCTCTGGTTCATCAGGTATTAACCCATTCTCAGGTTCAAGACCATTAGGAAAATATTTTAAAGCAACTTCACTAAGACCTTTTTGTAGAGTCGCAAGAATCATTGTGAACCCAGGTTCTCGACTAGTACTGCCTCTAGTACGCATGATACTCTCAGCATATATATCAACAGGAGGTTCTTCATCGAACGCTATCAAACCTACGTTAGCGCCCTTAATAGCATCAGTACTCATGTCGTATGTCTTAGCAATGATCGAGACTACATGACCTTTCTTGTGTCTGATTAGACAACTACCTATACCGCCTGGTGTACCTGGCATAGCATTGTAGCTAATGATGCCTATACCATTATTCTTTTCTGCTAGAGGTATCAAGCCTGTCCCGACTTCTTCACCTGGATTACCGAACAATATCTTCTGGAATGAGTCACGGAATAAAGGTCCTGTGGCTGCGAATAACCAGACTGTGTCTAATTTACGAGGTCTACGACCCTCCCACCATATGGGATACTCTCCTGTCACATGATAGGCAATCTCTGTAGCACCTGTATGAGATTTACCGACTCCGTTACCACCGTACAGCAATCGGAATCTGTGTCCTAGTCCTGCGGAGAAGAACCTTATATATTTAGCATATCTGTCCCTAGAGCAGATACCATCATCAGAGAATACGAACTTGAGTCTATTCCATTTCTGATATGATGCTATTGCCTGTAGACTAGCTTCTAGTGTCTTTAGTTTAGCAGTCTTGATCTGTTCTAACTGATTCATCTTGTACCTTTAGTTCAATTAGATTCAATTCTTGTGTTTGTTCTCTGACACTCTCTACAAGTCTCAGATACTCTTCTTTGGAGTTGATGACTTGCATATTAGTAATATTGTATGTATTGCCTTTACTACCTTCTTCCTTACCCCATCCGAACTTATTATTGACTATGGCTATGAAGTACTTGAATCCTGCATCATCACCCGCTTCTAGTCTTTCTTGGGCTTTCCTTACATAGACTGCTTCACACTTAGGCATTCCTATGTTATGAGCTTCTGCGAACTCTGGATGAGTCCGTCTCCAGGTATAAAAAGTGTCTTTAGATATTCCCCACTTGGCATATATCTGTACGTCTATATATCCTTGTTCCATCAGACTGATTAACTCGTCTGGATGTACTAGAGGATCGTAAGTAGGAGGCCTACCTCTCTTAAGCGGTTCCGTCTCAGATACAAGTGTATTCATACTACGTCCTATGAAAATGCCGTAAATGATCTGTCCATATCATAGGTCTTGACAGCCTTTCGTATAGTCTCTTCCCATACTGACAAATCCTCCCAATGAACCGTACTCCCTGTGTCTCTAAGTCTTTTGAGACTCTCTGAATTCAAGAATTTTTCTATACTTTCGATAAGAGCTGTTTCTTTTTCATGGACGAATATTTTATGCTCTGCTTCAAACCCATAACCTCTATAACCGTCTTTGAACTTGAATATAGAATACATCTTAACCTCGTCTAATATCTATTTCGTCTATGGTAATATCTACTCAATCTAGTCGGAGTCTTAGAGAATCTTTTAGAAAAAGGTCTGTATATCTCGTCAAGACTCTTGTTTAAGGTCTGATAAATCTTTTCTAAATGTTCTAAGAATGTCAACATATTAATTTCTATTGTTGAGTAACATATCAATGACCTTGTCTACCTTATTGCGTATTTCAGTCATGCTGTCTTTAATCGGTTCAATCTTATCGTCTAATACTCGTCTGACATCCTCATCAGATGGCTTTGTCGTCATTTCTTTTTCTAGTACGTCTATTCTTTGCATTTGTGTCTTGACTAAGAATCCGACTACCCCGATTACTAATGAGATTAACAACATTAAGTAGGGTGTGTCCATCTCGCCCCTCCTATTTGTTGAGTTTCTCGTAAGTCCTTAGACCACCTAATCCTAACATCCCCATCAATACTGGTATCATCTCTGCAGTATCAAGATGAGGTAATACAGGTACTGTATGCCCTGTGCTGGCTGCTACATAGGTCAATATAGGCTGACCTAGATACTGCCAGGCAAAAGCTAGACCACATACCCAACCAATGAAAGGTCTCCATCCACTGACGAACATATTGTCAGACTTAGCTTCTTCTGAGTTTGTCTGAATCTGAGCTACGTCTATATTCGATTGGATTAATTCAGACTGTAGAGCCGCCGCGAGGGCGTCCTTTTTCTCTTGTTCTGTGTCTGGGAGGAACTTATGAATCAGCCCCATGACGAGACTAGATATTCCTTCCGCTATTAGGGGTAACATTATTTAGCGCCTCGTGAGTGTAAATCGTCTGCTGACAGGTAGATATCATGTCCTGTCATGATCTGTTCTTTCTCAGCCCCAGTAAGGTATTTCTCTTGGGTAAAGAACTTAGTAATCATCAAGAAGTGACTAGCCATCTGTCTCTCGCAGTGTTCTTGATTCGATACTGTCCTGTCTGTACCATTAGGATCATACCCAGGATCACCTTCTCCTTCTGTCCCTGGTAATCGAGCTTCTGAACAACTAGTCCCATAAGCACTTGATGTATGGAACATAAGGCTTGCGAAGGGAGCTACTATCAATTCATCCCCTGATACAGCTAGGTAAGCGTGTCCAGAGAAGCTAGGACTTTCGACACTCATGATGACGTGTGCCTTAGACATCCTGACATTGTCTATTAACTCGAACGTAGTATCTACCTGACCACCGTACCCGTTAATATGGAACGTGATCGTATCGAGACTAGAAGCTTCTTGTAAAGCCTTAATGATCGCTATGACGCTGTCTTGGTCTTTTATCTCATTACCCATACGTATGTCTATTTGCTCACCGCCTAGAAAGCCTTTGATGCCTTGCTGTGGACGTACAGTCACAATCTGCTGTTCTGCTATGATCTGGGGGATTACTTCATGATGTATCAAGTTCATCTGGCCATGTCCTGACAATAAGACTGTAGCCATTATGCCTGCTGCTATTACCGCTGGGTGGACGTTCATCTCTAATCCTCTTAAGGTAGCTGGATAATCCAGTACACGTAGTATGTTAGTATTAGTATTTCTATGACTGTGAGTATTATTAAGGTAGTATTAAGTCTCATAGACTTGTCTCATAGACTTGTCTCATAAGCTTTTCATTCTTTGGTAATACGGGATGAACTCGTCTTCATCCTCGCAAGATCTAGTCCTGACTATTAATTCTCGCGTATCCTTGTCTATATGGAAGTAAGCTATTATTAATATTGGCGTATCTTTGTCAAGATCAACTATGTTCTGTACCCAATACATTGGACTCCCCATCATTCTTGTCTGTATAGTTCTTTAGGCACGTGTCTATCTTCTGTCTGATCGTCTTGTCTAAGACTGCGGGTGCTGGTAGAAGCTTCCTCGCTGTCAAGTTCCCGTACTTGTTAGTCGGCATACAATAAGGGCAGACTTCCTTCCATTCAATCTTACTGTCCGTGTCTCCTAAGACTATCTTCGTCCCGATGACATATCCTATGTCTTGGCATTGCTCACACCAGATCTTCTGTCTGGCTTGCTTCTTAAGCTGTTGATTCGGATCAAATGCCATATGATTCCTAACCTATTGATAGTTCGTAGCGTCTTACTCTCTACTTTTTAGT